AAGCGTTGCTTGACTTTGTGAATACTACTTTTGGCAGAAGTTTTAAGGTGGTAACTGACAAGATAAAACGTTCGTATAAAAAATTACTTAAAGACGGATACAAAAAAGAGGACATAATTAACGCAATGAAAAACTGCAAAGAGAATTCTTACCATAAAGAAAACAATTACCAGTATTGCACTCTTGAATTTTTTAGCAGAGCAGAAACCATAGACAAATATGCTGATCGTACAATAGTTACCGAAAGTGATGGTATCTTAGCCCACTTAAATAAACATTGATATGATATTAAAACAAGGAGACTCACTTCAGTACCTACTTAATGTAAGAGATGGTAAGATAAAACAAGGTCTTGGACTTGACTGTTTCTTAGATGAGCATTTAAGATTTAAACCAAAGCAACTAAACATTATTTTAGGACACGACAATGTTGGAAAGACGTATTGGATAAATTGGTATTTCTTAACGCTGGCACTTAAACACAATCTTACGTTCTGCATTTGGTCAGGCGAAAATCAAAAAGGTCAAATCCTTAGAGATATGATTCAAATGTATAGAGGTAAGCACTTTAGTAAACTTAGTCATTCACAAATTAGCGGAGACCTTGCGTTCTTAGAGCAGTCATTTGTGTTTATAGATAACTCAAAGCTCTACAAACCCGATGAAGTATTAGAGCTATTTAAACAAAGCGGAGCTGATGTAGGATTGATTGACCCTTTTACTGGACTTGATCGAGAGATGAGCTTTTCAGGTAATTACGAGTTTATGAATCGAGCGAGACAATTTGCTAATCAAACAGGAATGACAATTTACATTAACACGCACCCAAACTCAGAGAGTGGTAGAACTGGAAACTTATATCCTGAAGGAGATTTAAAAGGACATCTTAAAGCACCACTAAAAGACCACATTGAAGGAGGTAAGGCTTTTTTGAACCGATGCGATGATATGATTGTTGTACACCGCCTAATTAAACATCCCGAACATAAATACAAAACTTGGATTCAAGTAGAAAAGGTTAAGGATATGGAGACTGGAGGTAAGCATACAATGATTGATTGTCCAGTAGTATGCGACTTTAACAACGGAATCGGCTTTGCGATAAACGGAGTAGACCCTTTAGAACCTCATCGCCCTAAAGAAGTTCAACAGCACATAGACGAATTAATAAACACATCAGAGAAACTCCGTAGATTAGCAAATTAAAATTTTTTATAATGGACTTAGGACTACAAAAAATTAAAACAGGAGCGAACCTGTGGGCTATTAAAAAACGAATCCAAAACGCACGAGATCAAATACTAAAAACAAGACCCGAAGCAACTGATTACATACAAGGAGCAAAACAAAGCGAAGAGGAGCTATTAGAAGCCATTAGCTTTTTGACAAACCTTTACGAACACGCAGTAAGTTTAAGCCGAGAAAACACAATTCTCGCCAATAGAAATATGGAGCTGAGTAGACAAAAACACGAACTTGAAAACCAAATAAAGTATAACCAAATAGAAAACCTATTATGAAAAGAGAAAAGAAACTTATTGCCTTAGCAGCATTTTTGCCAGTATTAGCTGACTTCATTGAAGACCTTAATGACCAGTCCGTNTTTCGTCAAGGACTAAAAAACAAAGCCAATATGTTAGCTGATGAGATTCAAAAGACTGACCGTTTAGTTTTACGAATAGACGAAGAACACGCAGAGCAAGTATTTAACGAGCAGGTAGACTTGCAAAGAGCATTCAGAATTTGGATAGATGAAAGCATTACTTTATGAGATGCAAGAACTGCAAGGAGAAGTTTGAGCCTATCCGCTTTAATCAAAAATACTGCTTTAATAAGATGTGTGTAAATGCTTGGGTGCAAGAAGCTACCATAAAGAACTGGCAAAAGAAAAAGAAAGCAATGCAGCAGGATTTAGAGACGGTTCAAGACCTTGTAAAAGCAGCTCAAATGGTATTTAACAAATACATCAGAGAGCGAGACAAAGACGAACTCTGCATCTCTTGTAAACAGAAACCAAAGAAAGAAAACGCAGGTCATTTCTACAACGCTAACAATCATTGGAACGTACGATTTGACGAAGATAATGTTCACTTACAATGTGAAAAGTGCAATAGTTACTTATCAGGCAACCTTATTGAATACCGTCAACACCTGCTAACCAAAATCGGAGCTGAAAGATTCAATCAACTGGAAGCAAAAGCAAGAGTAACACGAAAATTTACAAAAGACGAATTAAAAGAAATAATTAAAACCTATAAACAAAAGATAAAAGATGCAGGAAAGTGACTTATTTGATTTACTAAAAAAAGGATTTATACTTGATCTTGAAAAATCAAAGGATCAGTTTAGTAGATGGGATTGCGTAAGTCACAAGTTTGCATACCGAATAGAGCTAAAATGCCGAAAGACTCACTACAATAAATTAATGTTAGAGCGTGACAAGTATTTTGCATTGATTTTATCTTACGTTGAAACTGGTTACAAACCTTTGTATATCAACTCAACACCAAAAGGAGTGTATGTTTTTGATTTGAGTGAATTAAATCCTGAATGGACTACCGATACACGAATGCCAAAGACAACGGATTTTGACAATAACAATAGAGTTAAGAAGACTTACACGCTACTCGAAATAAAAAATGCTAAAAAAATAAACTAAATTGATATTTGTATCTAAATAATCTATATATTTGTCTAAACATTTAATTTTTACGCTATGAAGAATTTATTAAAATCGTTGGCATCATTCCAACAAGAAGTGCCTGTAATCCACAAGGCAACACAAGGCTATGGCTATTCTTACGCTGACTTGCCTAAAATCTTTGAAGTAATCAATCCGCTGCTTAAAAAACACGGACTTGGCTTTACTCAAACTCTACACACAAAGGATGATGTGAATTACATTGCTACAATGGTATTCCACGTAGAGACTGGAGAACACATCGAAAGCTCAATAGCTATTCCTTACGTTCAGTTGAAGGGTATGAATGACTTTCAATCGTTTGGTTCGGGTGTAACCTATTACCGCAGATATGCACTCAGTTCTGCTCTTGCTTTAGTGACGGACAAAGACACGGATGCATCAGGAGAACAAGAGAAGAAAGAAAAGAAACTACCTGCCATTGATCAAAAGCGATTTGCAGCAGCAGTACAAGCCATTGCAAAAGGCGAATACACTCGTGAAAAGCTGGAATCATCGTTTGCTTTAACGGAAGGTCAAACGGATATGCTTAACGCATTATGAAGGCTCTCAAAATTAGGTGTTCAGCTATCGGGAAACTGATGGCTACACCTCGCTCTAAAAGTGAGTTCTTGTCTCAGACGGCAAAGACTTACATTCACGAGTTAGTGTTAGAACATAAATACGGCATCAAGAAGGAGTTTAGCTCACGTTACACGGACAAAGGAATCCAAGTTGAAGATGATGCTATCTTGTTAGTCAATGATGTCTTAAACGTAAAGTTTATTTACAAGAATGAGGAGCATTTTACAAACGATTGGATAACTGGCACACCTGACGTAAACACGGAGGATGTATTGTTAGACGTTAAAAGTTCTTGGGATGCTACTACCTTTCCGTTTTTTGAAACCGAAATTCCTAACAAGGACTATTTTTACCAACTTCAAGGATATATGTGGCTCACAGGAAAACAACAGTCAATGCTTTGTTACTGCCTTGTTGATACTCCTATTGAAATGGTAGAAGATGAAATCAGGCGAGCGCATTGGAAACTGCACAAGATTGACGAGGATTTAGATTTGCGTGAAGAGGTAGAGACTAAACATCAGTTTTCACACATACCTAAGAACCGAAGAGTCAAAGTATTTTATGTACAAAAAGACGAACAAGTAATTGAGCAGATAAAAGAAAAGATAGAACTTGCTCGTGAGTATTACAACGCACTAATTCAAATGCTATGAACCAAGAAGTAACCGACAAAGTAGTTTTATCCGTAATGGCTAAGTATGCTGAACGCTCTGCAACTGGGCTAAAGAAATACGGAACTACATTAGACCGAGAAGACCTAACTCTTGATCAATGGATAAACCATTTGCTTGAGGAGTTGATGGATGCAACGCTTTATTTGAGCCGTATTAAGAAAGAGATTGAGCTACATTACGTCAAAGGTTTTTCAGATGGCTACCGAGAAGCGAAAAACACGGAACAAAACAAACAAGGATAAGGGGTAAAAATTGCCACATATCTTAAAACAAAATGTAAACTAAACAACAAGAACAATGAAAACAGCAGTAGAAATAATTGGCACAACTATTTTTGTATTGGTAGAAATTTATGTACTTGGAATAATTTATTGGGCTACAAA